TTGTTGATAAAACCACTGCGTTGAGTGGTGTTGTTTATACCAGGTGTTAAGTTTGTTCTCACAGCATCTTCCACTTTAACCCAACGACGGCCGTCATAACGGAATAGTCTATTAGGCACATAATCTAAGCGTAAGTAGAAATCACCTAGATTTGGTCCTAATGGGAAACTTAATCCAGCGGCTACACTAGCACCATTTGGCGGTAAACCATCGCCGGTTAAATAACCTTCTACCTTAGCTGGCGACGTAATAGTTTGATAACTAGCATCATCTACGGTAGAACTAGCATCTACAATCTGACCATCTACTATATGTGCAGCAGTACTTGCATCCGGAGCACTAGGATCTACAGGATTACCGTTTGCGTCAACTGCTTCTGTATAGATAGTACTAGTATCGTAACCGCTTGCGGGTACATCAGCTTCTGCACGTTGTACAACAGCATCATTGATACTGATAAGTTTGTTGTAGGTGCTTAACAAATTACCAAGTGCTTGGTCGTCTGCATCGATAACACCGTCACCATTCATGTCAATGTTATTAAGAATATCTTTGTACTCTTGGCTATCCACTAACGGTGCTAGTTTAACACGCCATAGATGCGGATACCATAACGGACTAAATCCCTCTGCAGCTCGGGTAGCGTCTTGCACTACATAAAAACGTTTTAGTGCTACACTAATAGTATCATCTAAAGGATAAAAGTCTTTAAGGAACGGCATTTCTAACACATCACCTACCATAATCTTACGGCCAAGCGTGTCAATCATGTCATTTAGATGAAATGTAGCAAATATAGTATCGCCGGTTAAGAATAGTCCAAACTGTGTAAGGTCAAAGTCACTGTCGTTAACACGGAACTGGGTACGCATGGTATAAACACTGGTGTCATACTTGCGATCACGGTTTTCTAAGAACAGCATGTCTTGGATACTGGTGATACTAGTACCGCCAGCCTCTGTAGCACTGATATTACCAGTGTTCTGTGGACCTAGATACTTGTGAAGATTGATATCAACACCGCCCACAGTGAACATTTCACTGATGGTCTTATCAAAAAATTGATAATCGCTACCTTTGGTAGGACGGTACAAGGACAACCTAGGCATTTTGTTTTCCTTGTGCTAGTTTTTTATCAAGTTTATTTTTTTGCATAACCGCTGTACGGTGTGCAATCTCCTCAGGAGTCATTTTGTAACCATATCTCCCATTTTTACTACCGACACATTTTCGCTTGTTGATATGTTCTTGCGTTTGTTTTTTACCAGTCATAGATGCACTTTGTTTATTTCTTGATTCCATAGATCTAACAAACCCTGAGTGGGCTATACTTGCATTTTTACGATGCTTGTCAGTCCATATTTTCCCAAACGCTGGGCGGTCTGCTCCCTTTTTACCGTACATAGCATTGCCCTCTCCAGAGAAACGAGTACTTTTAATTTTAGCACCCGTTGTTTTAATGTTTTCAAAAACCCTAGAACTAACCTTATAGCGTTGCTGATTTTCATTTTCACGATATAGCATACAACTAAAAGCATTCCAGAGTTGATATTGTTCTTTTTTATTACTAACCATTTTAGTTAGTAACCAATGGCATATAAAATGTTCCCTAGCAGACAATTCTACTATATTGTCAGCATTGTCTGTTCCTTTTAAGCATTTAGGTATAATATGATGACGCTCTACATAACCAGAAAGGTGTCTAGTTTTAGCGGATTCGATTATAGAGAAATACCATTTTGTATATTTGGTGTTATTAAACATATTGTATTTATCGTCTCTTGACAACGCACCAAATAGATGCTATAATACGAAAATGGAGAATAAGATACAGACTAGTATAGATTGGCCAGATGTACAAAAACGCATAGAAGCGCCTATACACAGTATGAAGAAGTATAGTCATGAAATGTGGAATATCAGTCATAATATTGGGCTAATGGTTAAAGATATAAGTAAAGAAGAAATCAATTGTCGTAGATACCAGAAGCAAACTAGGCTACATAAAGAATTAGTTGACAAAGTCAATGAAGAGATAGCAAACTATGAACGTATGATAACGTTTGCTGTGTTACTAACGGGTTGACAAATTACCAAAAAGGCTATATAATGTTAATAATGACTATAGAAGAAGCATACGCAGAAATACAAGGGTTTGGCGAAATGAGCGGTGTCCGTAACTTATGGGCGGCACTTAAGGCAGTTGAAAGTGAATGGGATGACATAGACCCTTATACAAAAACAGCCTACAAAATGGTTAAACGTGAGTTAGAAAAGGAAATGGCTAATGGCAATTAAAATTGATGGTGCAAAGAAGAAAGCTAAAGTAACCAGAGACCCTATTTTTGCAGATGAAAAAGCAATGGGTGGAGAGCCGGTTTGGGATACCGAACGTGCGCTTAAGATGGACGAAGCAGAGTTTGACCATAATATGCGCCAAAGTCTACGCTACTATAACTATTTTTATTCTAGCAAAGAACTTAAGAAGTATTTGGTTAATTGGTTAAAGCAAACTGCGGGTGTTGCCCATAAACTAGATGCTGTAACTATTACACGCTTTGCTAAAAGCACAGACGGATACACTCCGTTAACTGCTCCTGCACTGATCAAAGCACATACACAGGGTATGCCGCTGTTAGCACGACATATCAAATATATCATTGGTGTTGTTCATCGGACATTGGAATTAGATGACGCAGATGAGCGGACAGTTGAGATTGATCCTAAAGAAAAGGCCGCTAAGATTGAAGTTAAGGCGCCTACAATACAAGATCGTATGAATGCAATAGCAGAGAAGCATGAACTGCATTTCTTAGAGTTGGAAGATAGTCTATACGAAGGTAAAACTGTAGATCCTAAAGCATACGATTACCTAATAGGTAAAAATGTTCCGCAGGCTATGTTGGGTAAAATTGTAGCTATCTTTGAGAGTCATTACGCTGAAATCCAAGAAGCCAAAACAACTAAAGATGAAGATCTTAAAGATGCTTATGCTTATATGAAAACAGCAGATTGGAAACGTTACGATGCATTCTATACTGCCTTGTTTGATGGATTTACACAATACGGTCAGGTTAAGAAAGCAACTAAGAAAGCAAGTGTACGTAAGCCGCCCGCCAAAGAAAAACTTGTAGCTAAACTTAAATATCTAAAGAACGACGCCACACTTAAATTAGTAAGCATTAGCCCTGTTGATATTATTGGGGCACAGGTATTGTGGGTATACAATACTAAAACACGTAAACTCGGTCGTTACGTAGCAGAAGAACTAGGCGGCGCCTTAAATGTTAAAGGTACTACTATTACAGGATATAGTGAAGCTAAGAGTACACAGAAAACTGTACGTAAACCTGAGCTACAGTTGAAAGAGTTTATGAGTGCCAATAAAGTAGAACTGCGTAAGTTTTTAGAAAACATTAAAACTACAGAAGTTAAACTTACAGGACGTATCAACGAAGACACAGTCCTACTAAAAATCCAATAAGTGAAATTATCCTGTTGTTAACGATAAATACTTAACAACAGGATAATTTAAATGTCTTTATTACCAGCAAACGTTACAGCACAAGGCAATCTAACAGCCACCGGCAGTCTTCTAACAGATAGCCTTTATAATCCATATACAGGTTCAGGTTCGGGACAAATTGCGTTTGACGCTAACCTTCAAGCTCAGTTAACCACAGTACAAAGTCTACAAAACGATATCGTTGACTATATCCGTCTACGCTTGGGCTATGGTATGATTGATGTTGAAGCTGATAAAGAACACTTTGACATGGGTATTAAACAGGCACTTATCCGCTATCGCCAAAAGAGCTCTAATAGTGTAGAAGAAAGTTATGCGTTTTTAGATTTATATCCAGAAACACAAGAGTACATCTTGCCTAATACTATTATGGAAGTTAAACAAATTTATCGTCGTGGTATCGGCAGCGTGACAGGCACCTCAGCTAGTCAATTTGAACCATTTTCTAGTGGTTACTTAAACACTTATATGTTAGTAGCTGGCCGTGTTGGTGGGCTGACTAACTATGAACTATTTGTAGACTATCAAAAGTTAGCTATGCGTATGTTTGGCGGTTTTATGAACTTCTACTGGAACAAAGTTACTAAGAAACTTACTCTTGTTCGTAAAATTCCATTTCAGGGTAGCGGCGCTACCTTAAGATTACGAAGTTTATCAGCCACTGGTACTGCACCGGGCAGTACTGTTACATTCCAAATTTCTAATCAAGGTCCATGGCAAGGTGTGAGTGTTGGTAGTGTTGTAACTATTACAGGTTGCGGCGTGTCGGGTTACAACGGCACATATACTATTACCACTGTAGATCCTACACAACAATTTTTTACATTTTTAAACACAGCGGCATTGGGCGCAACAGTAGTAAACGACATGGCACTAGCATCTACTTACGTAAGTTCTCCTAGCACTCCAGAAACGGCTGTCACTGAAACAGTTATGCTACATGTGTTTAACTACAAACCAGATCTAATGTTGCTTAACGACCAGCAGGTATTCCCCTGGATACAAGACTATGCTTATGCACTAACAATGATGAGCATAGGTCAAGCACGTGAAAAATTCCAAAGTATTGCTGGCCCTCAAGGCGGCACAAGCCTAAATGGTGCTGCACTTAAAGCAGAAGCTAAAGAACTATTAGACAAGTTAGACGAAGATCTTAAAAACTTTGTTGATGGTGGACAACCATTGACTTGGATAATGGGCTAGTACTTAACCAAACTGCTAGACATAGTAATCTATCTGTAATAAAATAGTATATCAATTAGGAGTTTTCAATGAGTTCTATTATCGCCATCTGCGGCTTTATGGGTTCCGGCAAGGATACTATAGCCGATTATCTAGTTAATTTCCACGGTTATAAAAGAGAAAGTTTTGCTAACAGCCTTAAAGATGCGGTGAGTGTAGTCTTTGGCTGGGACCGCGAGTTACTTGAGGGTCGTACTAAACAATCTAGAGAGTGGCGTGAGACCAAAGATGAATGGTGGAGCAAACGTCTGAAGCAAGACATTACACCACGCTGGGTCCTACAGTATTGGGGCACAGAAGTAGTACGCAGAGGATTTCATAACGATATGTGGGTAGCTAGTTTAGAGAACAGACTCTTACACAGCAAAGACGATATTGTTATTACTGACTGCCGTTTCCCAAACGAAATCAAAGCCCTTAAGAACATTGGTGCTAAAGTGCTTAGAGTTAAACGCGGCCCGGAGCCCGAGTGGTATAAAGCAGCCAAAGATTACAACGCAGGACAACGCAGAATTGGTTGGGCATTGGGTAAAGATGTATTAGAAAAGGCCAACGTCCATGCTAGCGAATATAGTTGGGTAGGTAGTAAATTTGACAAGGTTATCGAAAACGACACTACTATCGAAGACTTGTATGAACAAGTAGAAGAACTATTAAAAATCGGGAACGAGGTCACCTTGACGCCAGCCTAGGCCATCTTTAGCTACTTCATATTGGCAGTTAGCACATATAGTTTTTAAGTTAGATCCACTATTATTATTGAGATTACCGTCAACGTAGTAGACAAATAATTGCTCTTTGTACTTTGCCTTAAAGCCGCACTTTTCACAGTGCGGTTTCTTTTTATAACCTGTTTTATGCCAACTTGGCACAGGTGCAGGCTTATTCTTCTTTTTACGAATACAACTATCACAGCGAGTCCTATAATATGTCTTGCCAAACAGCTTATAGTTGACTGCACAAGGCTTTTTACTACAAACTCCACATAATTTTCTGTATTCCATACCGTATTTAGCCAATAGCAGAGCGCGAACCTTTCAAAGGGCGGCTTAGACCATTGATTTAACCAAATAATTATAAATAGTTTAAAGTAGTAACATTTAAAGAGGAATACTTAACATGGCAGTCTTAACTTCACCTGGCGTATCAGTTACCATAATTGATCAAAGCCAATACGTATCTACACAAGCTGGTACTGTTCCGTTTGTTTTACTTGCCACTGCGCAAGATAAACTAGCACCTGGCAATACGCTAGCAACCGGAACAACTATTGCAAATGCAGAAAAAATTATTACAGTTACCAGTCAACGTGATCTGGTTAATATTTTTGGTAGTCCTAATTTTGAGCTTGACGCGGCAGGTAACCCAGTTAATGACAGTCAGCTTAACGAGTACGGCTTATTAGCTGCTTACTCAGCACTAGGAGTAACAAACACAATTTATGTACAACGTGCTAATGTTGACCTAGCGCAATTAGCAGGCACAAACACTCGTCCAACAGGTACGCCAACAGACGGTACGTACTGGTTAGACACAGCAACCGGCACCACATCATGGGGTGTGTTTGAATGGTCTCAAGACAACGGTTTCCTTAATCAAACAGGTAATATTACAGTAATTACCGATACTGAATATTTAAGTGCCGGAGTCCCACTAAGCTCATTTGGTTCTATTGGTAATTACGCAGTAGTTGGTACAAGCTCGAGCAATCCTATTTACTACAAAGGGTATGACAATACCTGGGTACTAGTAGGTAGTGATGGTTGGAAATCTGTGGTGCCAACTGTTATAGGCTCAGTAGCTAGCCCAACAGTAACCGGCGGTAGTAAATTGGTTATTAATGGTAATACTGTTACTGTCAGTGGTACAACTGTAACCTCTGCAGCTAGTGCAATTAATGCGGCAACATTACGCGGCGTGAGTGCTCGAGTTAACAGCACAAACCAATTAGAAGTCTTTGTAAATGGTAGTACTATTATTTACAGTAATGCTGCAGGTAATGTTCGTGGTGCTATTGACACTGCTACAAGTACAGCGGATACACTAGAAATTATTAAAGGTAGTGTATTCTTAGGCAGCAACGTTGACTGTTCTGCTAACCTAGGTATATTAGATGCTAACCTAGCCACTGTTAGTGGTGGCGGCAACATTTATACATACAATGGTCCTACTGTGCAATTTAGTAGCTACACAAACCCACCAGCCTGGAGAACAACAGACGTAACAACTCGTCCAGATGGTTCTATCTGGTTAAAAACATCAGCAACTGGTAATGGTGCAAGCTGGGCTATTAAAGAATACGATGCTAACGTAGATGCATTTAACCAATTAGCTGCTCCGCTATATGCAAGCGACGCTGCAGCAATCCAAGGCTTAGATTCAGTTGCTGGCGGCGCCGGTCTAGCCGCAGGTGCTATCTATGTTAAATATGACACATTAAGCTCAACAACACTTACATTCAAACCATACATTAAAAATGTAGCAGGTGTTACAACAATTACAGGTACAGTGGCAGGTGGCTCAGCAACATACACAGCATCAGACAGCTTCCGTTTAGATGTAAGCGTACCAGCAACTACGTCACTAGCAAATGCTACAGTTACATTAAGTGGCACTACGGCAAGTAGTTTAGTTGCAGATATTTTAGCTACTGGGTTACCTAATATTGCAGCAGGTATTAACTCAAACGGTCAAATTTTCCTATCACACTTAGCTGGTGGTACAATACAAATTACACAAATTACAGGTACACCATTGGCTACAGCAGGATTACTTGCTGACAGTCACGTACAAATACTGATTGCTGGTATTGTATACCTAGCAAGTCCGTTTACTCCGTTGACATACTTCTACGGCGACACTGCTCCGTATAGTAACCCAAGTGAAGGTACATTATGGTATTACAGCGATCCTACTGAAGTAGATGTTATGATGCATGATGGTACGGGTTGGAAAGGTTACCGCAACGTAGCAAACGATGCCCGCGGATATGACCTAACAAATACAGATGCAAGCGGTGTTATTTTAAGTGCCAGTCAACCGACAACACAAAGTGACGGCGCTAGTCAACTAGTAGCAGGCGACTTGTGGATTAACACTGGCGATTTAGCTAACTTCCCAGTACTATATCGCTACAATGGTATATCATGGGTGCTAATTGACAATACAGACAATGTTGATGCAGACGGTATTTTGTTTGCAGATGCACGTTGGTCAGCAACCGGCAATGTAAATGTTATTACAGATACACTACCAAGTATTGTTGGCTTAACAACAAGTGATCATTTAGATCCTGATGCGCCAGATTATCAACTATATGCACGTGGTACATTGTTATTCAACACACGTCGTAGTGGTTATAATGTAAAATCATTTAAGACAGATTACTTTACTAGTGCAGAATTAGCTGCAATTGGCAGTACCGAAGCAGATGCTTGGGTATCATCGAGCGGGGAAGACCCAACTACAGGTATTCCGTATTTTGGTTATAAAGCACAGCGTTCAGTAGTTACAGAAGCATTAAAAGCTGCAATTGCATCAAGTACAACATTACGTGAAGATCAAACACAGTTTAACTTAATTTGCTGCCCAGGATACACAGAATTAATCCAAGACATGATCACTTTAAATAACGATCGTGTAAACACAGCATTTATTATTGGTGACAGTCCAATTGATTTACCATCAGACAGTACATCGATTGATAATTGGGCACGTAACGTTAACCTTGCTGCAGACAATGGCGAAACTGGCCTAGTAAGCCGCAGTGAATATTTAGGTGTTTACTATCCAAGTGGGTTAGCAACTAACTTAGATGGCAACAGTGTAGTTGTTCCGCCAAGCCATATGATGTTGCGTACAATAATCCGCAGTGATGCAGTTAGCTACCCGTGGTTTGCGCCAGCTGGTGTACGTCGTGGCTTAATTGACAACGTATCAAGTATTGGTTATGTTGATCGTAACAACGACAACGTTTATGTAAGTATCGGTGTAACAAACGGTCTACGTGATGTTCTTTATAGAAATAGCATTAACCCGTTAACAGTGTTACCTGGTGTTGGTCTAGTAGCATACGGTCAAAAAACACGTTCAGCATCAGCAAGTGCAATGGATCGTATTAACGTAGCTCGTTTAGTGGTGTACTTACGTACAGTATTAGCAAAACTAGCTGCACCGTTTATATTTGAACCAAATGATACTATTACACGTAGCCAAGTTAAAGCGGCATTTGATTCAGTGTTTAATGACTTAGTTGCTAAACGTGGTATCTATGATTTCTTGGTAGTTTGCGATACAACCAACAACACTCCGTTACGTATTGATTCTAACGAGTTGTGGATTGATATTGCAATTCAACCAGTTAAAGCAATTGAGTTCATTTATATTCCAGTACGTTTACAAAACACTGGCGCAGCGTTAACAATTAATTAATATACGCATATAATGGGAGAGGTAACTCTCCCAGTTTGCAATAGAAAAAATGGTAAATACTATAAAGTATTAAAAGGAAAATAAGATGGCAACATCATCATTAAGCAATTTTACAGTGCCGTTATCAACAAACCAAAGTGCCAGCTCACAGGGTTTGTTAATGCCAAAATTAAAGTTCCGCTTTCGCGTAACGTTCTTAAATTTTGGTGTTACACAACCGTCAACTGAGTTAACTAAACAGGTTATTGATTTTAAACGTCCGCAGGTAACTTTTGACCCAATTGAAATCCCAATCTACAACAGTAAGGTTTATCTAGCTGGTAAACCAACCTGGGCAGAATGCTCATGCAACCTGCGTGATGACGCCAGTGGCGAAGTTACTAAACGTGTCGGTGAACAGATGCAGAAACAGTTTGATTTCTTTGAACAGGCTAGTGCAAGTTCTGGCATTGATTATAAATTCCAAACTATTCTAGAAATTCTTGATGGTGGTAATGGTGCAAGTACTCCAAACATCTTAGAAACTTGGGAACTGCAAGGTTGTTACTTATCTGCAGCAGATTATGCCGATAATAACTATGCAACTAATGAACCAATGACAATTGCTCTAACAATTCGTTATGATAATGCATTACAAACACCTACAGGTTCAGGTATTGGTGCTTCTGTAACAAGAACATTTGGTACCGTAATTACTGGTTAATCCAGACGAAAATTAAACTAATACAAGCCCGGTTAAAATCCGGGCTTTTTTATCTCGATAAATAATGTATATAGGATAAGTTATGAGTCAGAATAATATTTGGGGCGACCTGCTCCAATCCATAGCACCAGAACAAAACATACGCGACTATCAACACGCCGCCCGTACATTTGTTGACGGCTTATACAGACTAAGTCCCAAACTTAGCAACCTGTACCATGTATTCATCGACCTAAATCAAAATATAGCAGGAACAGATCAAAACAGTCTAATAGAAATGGGCTTAATGGCCAAGTCTGTTAACCTACCTAAATTTAACGTACAAAACAAAGTTTATAATGCATATAATCGTAAAATGGTACAGCAAGAACGAGTTAACTACGATCCTGTTAACATAACATTCCACGATGACAGTGCTGATATTGTAAGTATGTTTTGGCAAAACTATTTCTCATACTACTATAGAGATAGTGACTACTTAGGTAATGAGTCAACATATACCTATGACAGCAAGTATAAACAACGTCAGCAACAAATGTGGGGATATAGCCCTACAGTAGACGATAAAAATCAACCTTATATAAATGCAATTAGAATTTATAGCCTACATCAAAAGCGTTTTAGTGCATACTATCTAGTTAAACCAATGATTACATCGTTTGCACACGGTCAGCACTCTGCAGGCGAATATACTCCGTTAGAGCATCAGATGACTGTGGCATTTGAGTCAGTATTATATGAATCAGGACCAGTTGAAGCAGGCACTGTAATGGGCTTTGATCAAATACATTATGATAATACCCCAAGTCCACTACGTAACGCTGGCGCAGCAATCGGTGCAGTCAAGGGAGTCATTAAAGGGATCGAAAACGGCGACTTGGGATCAATAATTCAAGGCGGTATAAATTCAGTTAATATTCTCACAGGTACTAATATTCAACTTAAACAAGCCTCTGCACTTGATTTAAGTAAAATTGGTAACGGTATCCTTAAAGGACAAAACCCATTTAGTACAGTATTTGCACCTACTAGCTCTTCAGTTATGCAGGGCATTAAACGTGCAACTGGCGGCGGCGGCCTAATTAACAGATAGGAATATATTATGGCAATTAACGGAAATTTACCTAATCAAACAAATAATAGCGCAGATACCCGCACGTATTTTAATAATTTTTACGACTTGCCGCAAACTACAAGTCCGATGATTAACGATGCCGTAGTTGCGTTCTTTCAAAAAATCACAGGCAATGCAGACACAGGAAAAAACCTGGCCGCAGCAGTGATCTATACAGCACTACAACAAGGCATTGATCCAATGAGTATAGTTGATCAATTAAAAGCCTTAAATGATAAAAATAGATTAAACTCTCCAGAAACATATTACTCACATGAAACTAATGATCAAGCACAGGATGATTATGTGTTTGACAGCCAAACAGGTACCTGGACTACTGGAACTAAACAGTATGCTAAACCAGGACCTAGTACAGCCTATGCCTATGTAACAGAATTAGATGCCTATCTAATAATGTTGCTTAATTTAAACAGAGTTGGCACTAGCCTATTAGGTATTAGTAACAGTCCTAGAACTAGTCCATATGTAGAACGAATGATCTTAGCATAATGGCCAAGTACGCTAACGGTAAATTTACAATTAAGAATGCAGAAAAGTATATAGGAAAGAAAGTTCCTACGTACCGTAGCAGTTGGGAATTTGCATTTATGAACTTTTGTGATAATAATCCAGCAGTTACACAGTGGGCCAGCGAAAGTATACAAATACCTTATTACAATCCTGTACTGGGCAAACAAACTATCTATGTACCAGATTTTGTTATAGTATATCAAGACGCAGGTAAAAAACGACACGTAGAAGTAGTAGAAATTAAACCCCTGGCGCAGACTACTATGGAAAGTGCTAGGTCAGTTAAAGACAAATACAGCGTGGCAATTAACATGGCCAAGTGGGCCGCTGCAGATGCTTGGTGTAAAGCTAATAACATGCGTTTTCGTGTGGTAACAGAACACGACATATTTAAAAATCTTAAACGTTAATCTCTAGTGTAAATAGTATTACTATGACACAAAAACTATCAGAATTATTTAATCTACCACTAACCGATGATGTCACTGCCGAAGCTGCAGAATATACCATTGAAGAAAATCGCGAGATGATTGAAGCTGTTGATCTTGCCATTGACAAGATCGATGCTGCACTACCAATGGTCAGCGACTTGGACACCAGTGATAAAGAACTAGATGAGCTAAGTGATCTTGCTAAAGATAAGTTTAACGACTTAATCGATCTAGGCATGAACGTAGAAGCACGTTTCAGCGGACATATACTTGCAACAGCAGGTACGCTCTTAGGACATGCTATTACAGCTAAACAAGCCAAGTTAGATAAAAAGCTCAGAATGATTGATTTACAGCTGAAAAAAGCTCGTTTAGACTGGCAAATTGACCAAGCAAGTAAGAAAACAGACGGTGATAAGCTCATTGATGCAGAAGACGGGCAAGGTGTAGTTATTGACCGTAACGAACTACTTAAGCAACTACTTAACAAAAAAACATAGTGTTCTTGATAAATAACACTATAGTGGATCTTTTACAATTATGAAAAACTTTTTACAATATCTTGGTGAAAACCAAAAAATTTATGAATTCCGTATTAAAGTGGCCAACTGCGATCCCGCAGACAAGCTAGACGGACTAAAAATAGGATTAGCTGGTTACGAAGTTGAGAGCTTAGGTGCAATCAAACATCTACCAATCAAAGCTAACGACATTGATTTCCCAAGTATTCAAAACTGCGAAATCTTTTTAATGGATGCTAGTCTTAAATATCCAGTAAACGATGCTCAATTACGTGCTATCGTTGCTGAACGTTTAGGTTGCCCGCAATCACAGGTTGTGGTTGTAGCTAAAAACAATCCAGAAGAAATTTGGCGCTGGAACATTGATGGCCAAAGTGAATTACGTGAATTTAAGAAAGGTGAAGATGTGTTAACACAACCTTTGCCAGAAGCGTCAGAAGATCAAAAAGCCGCTAGCAAGTTCTACAGCGACGCAGGTACAATTCTTAAAGAATTAGAAAAACCAGCTAAGTTTGAAATTGACGGCACTGACAAAACCATTGGCGGAGCCAAAGATCCAGCATACGGTAAAACTACCAATGATGTTGCTCAAGGACAAGTAAGTCCGGTAGGTAGCAAACAAAATAAGATCCCAACTGCAAATAAAGGACGAGCATAAAATGAGCGACATGAGAATGTATAATATTTTAGGTGTAATGAAAGGCCTAAAAGACAACGCAAACGCCGAACAGCTAAATGAAAGCGTTAAACAAACACCAGTATATGAAAATGTAGAGCCCAAAGGTTCTATTATGAATGCTGTTAAAAGCCTAGCAGGTAAATTTGCTAAATTTAACGAATCTGCCAAACCAGACTTCTTAGATATGGACAAAGATGGCGACAAGAAAGAGCCAATGAAGAAAGCTGCTAAGGAAAAAAAAGCTAAACCGTTTAGTAGCGACGACTATGATGAATACGGTGTACGTCACTCCTCATCTTTTAATCAACCACCTAAGAAAGCAGTTAAAGATAAAAACAATGCCAAAGGTGCGTTTAACGATATGTTCGGTGGCGACGCAAATGACCTAACAAGCAAATTAAAAATTAAAGAAGGTGCTGGCCCTTACACACTTGATGATCCTAAACACCCTAAGTTCAAAGCAAACTACGAAAAATTTAAAAAATCTAATCCTGATTGTAAACTAGCAGACTTTGTTGCGGCAATGAAAAAGAAAGAAGCAACGATGAATGAAGCGGCTTACGACGAGCCAGAAGCACCTAATGCCGATGCTATTGCTAAACGTAAACGTCTACAAGCATTAAAAGACCGTCAAGAAGACGAACGTGCTGAGCGTGGTGGTAGCAATACAAACACCCCAATCCGTAAAGTTGCTGGTAAAGCCTACGGTGGCGCTGCACAAAAAGATGATGTTAGTGATTTAGATGAAGTGGCACCTCCGGGCAAGAAAGCCGAACGTATGGTTAAACATATTAAGAAAGGTTATGCTAAAGACGGCAATCTTTCTAAGAAAGAAAAAGGCATTGCTTATGCTACAGCATGGAAAGCACACAACAAAGGCCAAGTAGAAGAAGGTATTGCTTTTGGTGATACAGTTAAAAATTCTACACCAAAACTAGTTAACGTTAAACCAATGAAACTGAAAGAAAGCCGTATGCTACAAGAAGGCGACTATTTCTATGAGTCTATTGCTAAAGCGTTATGTGATAAGAATCCTAATCTAGACACAGCAGGCAACGAATTTGTCACAGCAGTACGCCAAGAAATGGTAGCACAAGGTATTCCACCAAACAAAGCTAGAAACATTCTTTTAATGGATGAAGACTTTTTAGGTGATGTTGCCACATCATATGGCCACTACTGCAAAGAAGTTGCTGAAGATATTCATCAATCAAATATTCCTTCTCCAACAAATGCAGTTCCAGTAACATCACCAGTTAGTCAAGAGTTAGATGAAATTGCTAAATTAGCTGGCTTGCCAACTAAACAAGCATCATGCGAAAGCTGTGGTATGTTAGAGTCATCGTGCGCATGTATACACGAAGAAGATGACCTATTACCTGATCCGCCTGCTGAAATTAATATTGATATGAAGAGTTTACCTAAATCTGAAAAAGAGTTAGATGAAAGTTCAATCAATGAAGCTGCAAGCCGTAAAGACTTCCGTATGGTAGCAGATTTAATTAAAAATATTCCAGATGACGCTAAACGTAAAGAGTTAGCACAACATCACGCTGATATATTTAAACAACAAAACCCACGCTTCAGCCATGATAAATTCTATGCTGCCGCAGGTGTTGTTAATGAAGCTGATATGGCAGAAGGCAACGAATTCTCCGGCGCACTAGCGGCAGCTAAAGCAACAGGTGCTAAAGAGTTTGAAGTTGACGGTAAGAAATACACAGTTAAAGAAGACATTAACGTAAACATTACAGCCAACGGCCAAGAAGATGCACTTAATCTATTCCGTAAATTAGCTGGTATGGATGAAGTTGCACCAGTAGTACAAGCAGTTGAATTACCACACGATGCTGCATCAGCTATTGCACAAGGTGTTGTTGAGCCAGTTGAAGTAGAAGTTGCTGAAGAGCGTGACATTGAATATACAAATACACCAAATGAAAAAATTGGTGGACTTGATACTGCTATTCCAAGTGGCAATGATATGCACCGTGCTAAGAAATCATACAGCGATAAACCATATCGTGGTGATAACCCAATGGCCGTAAAAGAAGAACAGCTTTGGAAATCATACGAAAGTTTAATCAATGATGTAAAAGGGTAGTATGAGTCTTAGGCTACGTATAGAATACAAATTAGTATGCCTATGCGTAGCTGTAGTAAGAATACTGCGATTTATTCTTAATAAGATATCATAATATGAAAATTAACGAAATCATTATTGAAGGGTACGACGGCACCAAGCCCAAAGACCAAACACAGGCCGACACCGGCGAGTGGAAATTCCGTGATCAAGGCGGTTACGACCGCGCCTACAACTTAAATCGTATTATGATGGCAACTGCTATGGCTGATGGCAAAGACGACAATGCTGTTGATATGCCTCAGAGTAGCTGGGTTGAAAAGTATAATGTTGCTCGACCATACAGCGAAGCCGAACATAAGATGATGAAAAGTGCATTTAAAACTGTAGATAGCGAATACGAGGAAACAGAACACGATCATAAAAGCCGCGAGGCAGATGATGTACATAAAGTAAGTCCTATGCGTGATCGTGGCCCAATTAAAAGAAAATCAAAATAATGGATGATCTAGATCAAATTAAACAATTAGCAGGTATATCTGGTAATGCAGGTAAACTAGCTGAATACAAAGGGTACGACACCCCTACTAGAATAGAAGGCAGTAATCCTAGCATTACCGCAGTAGAAAAAATCAATTATCAAAACAACAATAACGTTCAACCCGGAACTCCGGAATGGTTTCAATTATGGTTTAGTAAACCGTATCTAACAGGCGAAAAGCCTTGGTAATTAACCTGCACTAGCATACTAGTATAAGTAATAGTATGGCAACAGCAAAAGGTACAGACAACGTTCTAGTTAAAAAGCCGCACCAACAAACGTCTTTTACACATGAACAACTACAAGAATTCGTAAAATGTTCGGATCCGATAGACGGGCCCGAATACTTTATGAGTAATTACTTCTATATACAACATCCTACTAAAGGACGTATGTTATATGCCCCGTTTGACTATCAAAAACGCTTAATCCATACATATCATAACTATCGCTTTAGCATATCGCTAATGCCCCGACAAACAGGTAAGTCAACAAGTGCCGCAGGCTACTTGTTATGGTACGCAATGTTTGTACCAGATAGTACTATCCTAATTGCCGCACACAAATACACAGGCTCACAAGAAATCATGCAACGTATACGTTACGCTTACGAAAGTGTACCGGACTTTATACGTGCAGGTGCTGTGAGTTATAACAAAGGTAGTATTGATTTTGATAATGGTAGTCGAATAGTTTCAGCTACGACAACTGAAAACACAGGTCGTGGTATGAGTATATCATTACTATACGCTGATGAGTTTGCATTCGTTCGCCCTACCATAGGACGAGAATTTTGGACTGCTATAAGTCCCACACTAGCAACTGGTGGTAAATGTATTATTACCTCAACGCCTAACAGCGATGAAGACCAGTTTGCTACCCTATGGAAAGGTGCTAACAAGTGCTTTGATGAGTTCGGTAATCCTACAGAAGTTGGAGTTAACGGGTTTAAATCGTTCCGTAGCTATTGGAATGAACACCCAGATCGTGACGAAAAGTGGGCTGCACAGCAAAGAGCACAGCTAGGTGATGAGCGTTTCCGACGTGAAATGGATTGTGAATTCATTATCTGGGACGAAACATTAATTAATCCTAGTATGCTAGTTGAGCTCGCGGGCCTAGATCCTATAGAACGCCAAGGACAAGTTCGTTGGTATAAAAAACCCGAGCCGCAGTATACCTATGTAGTCAGTTTAGACCCAAGCCTAGGCACAGGTGGTGACCCTGCAGGTATACAAATCTTTGAGTTGCCTACGTTTAAACAAGTAGGCGAATGGCAACACAATCGAACACCTGTACAGCAACAAGTGGGTATCCTGGCTGAAATCCTACGCTATTTAAACGAAACAGTAAATCAAAATAACATCTATTACAGTGTAGAAAACAATACTCTGGGTGAAGCGGCATTGATATCTATTAGTGAAATTGGTGAAGAAAACCTTAAAGGTGTATTCTTAAGCGAGCCTAAACGTCCAGGCAGTGGTCGTAGATATCGTAAAGGCTTTAACACAACTAACTCAACTAAAATATCAGCGTGTGCTAAATTAAAGAACCTAATCGAAAGCAAGCGAATGACTATTGTAAGTAAACCACTTATATCAGAGCTTAAAACGTTTGTGGCCAACGGCCCTAGTTACGCTGCTAAGCCGGGTGAAACCGATGATTTGGTCATGGCACTTATTTTAGTGGTGCGTATGGCTATGTTACTACAGAGTTTTGACAGTCAAATTGATTATAACATGAAAGATAACCTAGAAGACATAGTCGAGCCCATGCCATTCTTTATATTCTAGATAAATATTGTTATGAGAGAAATTAACAAAATTGCAGAAGGTCTATTTGAAAAAATTCGTGATCGTTACGAAGATGTTAGCTTGGGCGATGATAAAGCCAACGCTACACAGAATCCAGAAGATGCGCGGTTTTTCAACTTTGACTATGTAGTCGACGGTAAAAACTACGGTAATATTACACTTAGTATCATTGACGAAACTAGCCTAAAGGTATACTTTAGCAAGAACATCAGTCATGATTTAGATGACGAGCAACGCAAAGAATGGTATGCATTTTTAAAAGAACTACGTGAATTTGCCAAACGCAACCTACTAAGTTTTGAGCCTCGTGATATTACACGTTCAAC